CCCAACATTAATGTTGTATAGTTATCTTTTCTTGCCCTATTAGCAGAGTTGCTTCTTCTTAAGTGCTGCGGCAAATCAAAACTCTGAGTTCCTTTCGCAGTTGATTTTACTTCTACTAGCGCACACTGCTTCTTTGTCTGGTAGACTAAATCGTCTTGAGTCTCTATCATTTCGCCGATGTCTTCAAAATGAGTAAGCTTTAATGGGATTTTGCTAGAGGAAACTTTTGAAAAGAAACTGCCGTATGCTGCGGTTCTGGACGCAAAAAATATTTTTTTATGATCTATACAGGACTGCAAATACTCATTGGCGTTTCTTAAAAATTCAGAACTAAATACTTGCTTAAAACAAACTATGTGATCTTTAGGGCTATAAACTCTCTTAACTCTTTTAAGTTCATTGTCGTATGCTACTCCCTGCTTTTCCGTATTGAAATCAAAAAACTTTATTGCAAGACCAGCTTCTCTAAATAACTCTGATTCATTTGCACTATCAATAAACTGATAACCAGCATTATCTATGATTATCATTTTTATATTAAAATGCTTGTAAAGATAAAATAAATACTTGATATGATTTTTTAAATCTCCACCAGCCACAGCGTAAGAATGAACTAGAGTATACGATCCTTCATCTAGCTCTAAAAGCGACATCGCGAAATAATCAGAACTAGGACTGTTACTAAAACTGGGGTCTATGCCAAGTATATACTCCTTTTCCGGATTACCAACAAGTAAAGTATGAGGAGACTCCCCATCTGGGACCGTACACTCATGCATTTTCTTTGCACTAAAATAGCTATCACTCCCGTCTGTGAACTGAGCGCAATACTCTCGCTGGAAAGAAGAATTAGACGAGCCTCCTGACTGAGCCTCTTCAATGACAGTTTTGTCAATCATGTCTGCAGGCACAGAATCAAATCCCATTTGAGATATGAAATACTTAGAGTCTAGCACATCATCAGAATAAATATTTCCCATCCATTCCTTGTATGTTTTGTATAAATTTTCAAAGCTATAACTAGCGGAGGACAATGCTATCATTTTTGATTTATTCTCAAACACCATCCTATCTTTTTCTTCCATTTTTCCGTTTTTGATTAAACCATCTTCTATCTCTCTAACTCTAATTCTTTCAGCCATATCTTGTGGCGCAACCAAAAACGGCATAAGGACAGTCTTAATAGTTTCTTCAGGCAACAGTAAGTACTCGTCAAGGACTAGAATATTTGCACGAAAACCACGAATCTTTTCACCGCTTAAAGGAATAGCTGTAACGCTTCCGCCGTTTATTCTCCACTCGAACTGATCGTTACGCTTAGACTTAGCGCCAAAAGCCTGAGCTAATAACTCAGCCCCTTTACTCTCCACTATTTTTTCTAAGTTTTGAAATATAAATCTAGCAGTACGAAATGTTGGACCGGCTATAAGAATTTTTGTATTTGGCTCGAAGATGCATTGAAGAAAGCAGTACACGGATGCGATAAAAGTCTTACCGCATCCGCGCCCCCAGACACACATGTTAAAGTTCCTATTAAAGAATCCTTTTAAAGTTACCTCTTGAAAAGGCGCTAGTTTTATTCCAGATATTAACTCTACTGTGAATCCTAAATTTGATCTAAGAAACTTCGCTAAAGATATTTTAGCCTGTTTAGAATCGAGCTCTCCTTTTAGGTCTAAGAGTTCTAAATTCGTGTCTTTAACATCTCTTTTGTATTTTTCGTGAGCGTACCACATTAATCTAAATATGCAATTAAAATTATAAAAAACAAAACAAGTAAAGCTTGCTCGTAAGTTAATTCGATTTTACCTCTCATAATAATTTTAAATCGTAAGCGTACTGCAAGTCTATTTCTTTATATCTGCAGTTGCTAAAAAATATCCTTTTCATAACTCTTACAGATTCACTTCTATCTTTGACGAATAGAAATTGAACGTTTGGATATTCTTGTATTATAGTCCTGATGTTATGAAAAATATGCTGAGGGTTCGTTCTAATTTTTTTATAAGTTCTTTTTAGTTTATGAAATCTTAAACTTGAATTATAATCGCTTTCAACCAAAACTATTAGATTCGCATCTTCTGTTTCAGCTCTTTCTATTTCGTTGCAAAACCTTTCGTAGCCTCCGCTTAGAGTTCCTACTAAATCTTGAATAGACTTTCTTTCTATGTAGCAATTGCAAGTTTTGTCTTTATTACTAAGAGCATAGTCTCCATATTTTAAACCTTTTATTTCTGTTGGATAATCTTCTATCTCTAAAGGATTTTGTTCTCGAGTATCTATGTAAATTTTTTCCTCTTCATAGTTTTCCGGCGAATAACTAAGAGGCTCTGATATTGTCTCATATTTAGTCACGAGTCCAACTTCATTGCATATTTCGTTGTAGTCCCCAAAAACTTTTTCGTAGTAGGACACGGAAGGACTCATTAAAGACCTGAGCTCAACTTGACAAGGCGCGAACTCTAAATCTTTCTTCTTTTTTCTGCCTGAAAGAAAATTTTTAAAATACTCTTTTGCTTCAGACGGCTCGACATGAGACATCCATTTTTTTAAATTGTTTTTATTGTTAAAGTCAGTTGCGAAGTAACTTTCTTTATTTATAAAATTAATTAATTGATTGTCGTATTTATCTCTTCTGGGAAAATGTTTATAGTAATAATCTTTGACTTTTAGCTTATGACTTTTTAGATGAGCATGAAGGCTTCTTTCGGATGGAAATTCTTTACCACACTCTTCGCACTTAACCATTCAAGACTTCCTCCTCTGTCAAGCCCATAATTCTACATTTTATTTCATCCATAGAGGACAAGCGCTCAACTTCTTCTTCCAAAGCTTTCTTCCTGATTTCGGCAAGTTTAATCATCTTATGACGAGACTCTTCATCTTTCCACATCTCAACTAAATTTAGAATAGAAGCGTTTTCTTTTATTTGCTTACTGAGCCTTTGACTTCTTTTCTCTTTTAGCTCGTTTAGGAGTTTAGTCTGCCTGTTAACGCACTGATTATATTCTGTTTGAGCGGTGTTGATAGATTCTACCAAGCTCATCGCCATTTTCTTGCCTTCGGTTTCTTCTGCGGACTGGTCAAGCAGCTCTTGTAACCTTTCTACTCTAACTTGAATATTAGAGGCTATAACAACTTCAGCTGACAGCACGATGTACTGATCAACTTCTTCTTGAGTTAAATCCGGTTTGTCGTGAGTGTATCTAACAAAGCTACTTTCAAAAAGCTCTCTATTATTTTGAGATGTATAATTAGATATTTGATGCAAAAACCTATAGGTATGCATGTAAGCAATTAGCCTAGAAATATTTTTTTTATCTGAAGCTTTTAAATTTGTTTTATCTATTCCTTCGTGAACGTATTTATTAATTCTGGATATAGCTTTTGATTCATTTTTAGGAGGAAGATAATCGCTTGGGGAAACTTCTTTAACTATTTCAGAAAGCACAACTTTACCATCTATCCCTTTAACAAATTCGCTGCAAGCCTTATATCTCCTGTCTAATGGAGCCACTCTTTCTTCGTACAAAGTCTCGCACATGTCAGTTATCTTCATAGTGGAGCAGTTGTTGTAAAGAAAGTCTCGCTCCTCTTGAGAAAGCTCGTATTCTTTTTTTACATAGTCTGAAGTGGCCACAGTTTTCTTTCCTCTAGAAGCTAGATATTCTTTTATAGCTTTGCCGTATGCACTTCTTCCGTCTTTAAATTTTTCTTCGATGTCCGGAAAGACCATTTCAACTAGCTTTTTTATTGCTGTGATTCCATCGACATCGTAAAGCTTGTCTATCAAAGACATTTGATCTTTAGTTAATGCTACTACTTTTTTCATACGTTAATATTCTCAGAGATAATTTCTTTAGCTTTTTCAATAATAGATTTCTTTATATTCTTAATTTGTTTATAACCCGGACTTCTATTTTTTTCTGAAGTTTTGTACCCAAGTATTTTCGCGACTTCCTGCTCCGTTTTATTTTTTAAGTATAAATTTTCGTAAACTATCCATTCGTTCTGCTTTAACTTTAATTTTAATTGTTTATTTAACCGAGAAAGGATTGTATCAAAATCAAATTCTTTAAGCTCTAGTTTTTCTGTCTCATGCTCAACTGACTCTAAATTAGTTGGAAGTTTAGTTAGATAGGCCGCTTTTTTAGTTCTTTCCCATTGAGCAAATAAAGGGCATGAAGAATTTTGAGTTCCGTAAATGTAACACAGAGAATCCGACTCCGCTGCGGCGCATTTTAAACAAGGCCTACAATAATTTCCATAATTATTTCTAATTAAATTTTTTATCTGATTAGAAATCAGAGTGTTTATCCAAGGAGCTAAAGACTTAGACTGATCGTAAAGATGCCACTTTTTAAAAATGTGGACTCTAATAATTTGAGAAACATCATCAAAATCCATCCAAGACAAAGCAGTTAAATTCCACCTGCTTCTTCTCTTGCTTATCTCAGCGTCAATTGACTCAATGCAGTCTTCAAATTTTAACTTCTTTTTTCTTGGCATACTAAGACTTCTTTATGCTTCCAGCATCATTTAAGAAGTCCTGTTCTATGTTTCCTTTTGAATAAGATGAATCTCTCTCCCTAGATTCGTCTATATTGTCTTCTGCCGAACTACCGACTATGTCTCCTAGTTTATGGACGTTTGATCCGAAAGTTCTAAAGTCAAACTCCAAAGCGTCAATCTCTACTTCGAAGTTATCTTCGTCTTCGTAATCTTCTTCTACTACCTGTTGAACTACTTTTCTAACAGGTT